TAAATTCTGCTTTCATACCGAAATAGTTATCCTTCCAAACTAATTCATCAGCAAAAACAAAAATTAAATATTCATTTATTATTGAATGATAAGGCTCTTTAGAAAGATTATCGAAAAAGTCATAAGTCATTTCTTTATTATCTATATTTTCAGCTTTTATAACGGCTATAGGAATAAAGTCAAATAAGTCATTACATTCATTTGTCATTTTACTCCATTCCTTTTCTGTTTGAACAGCCTGTGAATTACAAAAATGAGGCAGAAATAAATCTAAGTTAAACCGCATTCTTTCTTCTAACTCAGGCGTTAATTTAAAATGATTATAGAGTGGCTGTGTTGATATAGATGCTCTCCAAATAACAGACTGATGTAATAAATGAAAAACAATAATATCTAATTTTTTCGAGTAAAGACTATAATTCCCATTATCCCAATCTTTTTTCTCAAAATTCGGTGCAAATTTCTTTTTTTCTATTTTCTGAGTGATAGCAGAGGAATAGATTGATTCTATTCTACTAAGCCTCTTTTCACAATCAGAGCATAAAATATAATCTTCTTTTATATCTTCAGCACCTACATCCTGCCCATAGTTTTGATTAGGATCAGTGGAAATCGTAAATCCCTTCTCCTCACCTCGTTTGCCTATTTGTGATGACAAAAGAAATGCAGACGTAATATGTGAACCCAATTGATTAGCTTCTTTCTTTAAGCATAATTTACATTTAGCCATTCTTCAATTTTATATTCATTATAAGACCAGTTTCTTACTCCAAACTTATTATTTAGGCACCTATATTTCTAAAATCAGAGAACCATTCAAAATTAACCTAAGGCATTTTGTCCTTAATGCACTTTTCAAAATCGTCCTTAATATGACAACAATATTTTGGTACATTATCAAAGTTAGAGTAAGAAAGTTATTGAGTATTTATATAACAGTAGTAGAGAAATTCAAAAATATCTCCGTTATTGTTGTATATAACGGGAAAAAACACGCTACAATAAGCCCCTTGCTATTTTAAATAATGTTTAAAGAAATGCATCTTTTTTCGTCTAATATATGACACTATCCTTTGCTTTATAGGCTTTACAGTGTATGTAAGAATAGGGATTACAATACAGCTTATGAGAAATCCTATAGTTCCGATACATGTGTCATTTGGTGATTTTATCATATAAATTGCCAAGTAGATCAAACTACTAAAAAACAAACAAATGATAGAGTATAATAATATATGCATGAATTCTTTTCTTTTCCATTTTTTACGAATTTGCTCTTTTCGCTTTTGTTGTTCTTCGAATTTTATTTTCTTTAATTCAATGAGAGCAGCTTCCCCTTTCTTAGCTTTGACAAGTAATGCAGATTTTTCCCGACGTAAGTCTTCTATATTTTTCACATTGATAAAATCAATAATTTCAGTGATATTAGTGGAATTTATTTGCTCGGGTAATATTTCATGTTCTCTAATAGAATTGTACATTGAAATCTCTTCGTCCTTACTATAATTACTATTGTTTAGCTCATCATATTTATTGGAAGCAGATTTATACAAAAGAGACGTCATAATTAATTTTGTCTTCGTCACTATGTTAAATGATATAGGCCGCTTGCCTTTAATTAATCCTTTGTGTAGTTTAAACCATAATCTTGATGTAATAAAGTCAATATCAGAAGCGTAAGTAAAACTCTTCTCATCCTTAATTAAAGGATGCCATGTTATAAAAGACGCAATTCCGTTGGCTGTCATTAAGATGCATCGACATCGTTCAAAACTTGTTTTATTATTACCACACCTAATATGATTAATAATAGAAAATTGCCTAAGATACTTAATAACAGTATCTTCATCAACATTAGGCCATTTTTCTGCAGCATCTCTTATTATTGTTGCCAATATAGAATCATTCTCAACATTGGTGATTCTCTCAGAAACAACATTATCTCTTTTATCACAACAAATATTATGTGTTTTTAGATGAGATAGAAACTTAGCCTTTTCAGTAAAGACATCACTTGGTTCATTACATTTACTTAAAATGACATTCATCGCAACTTCTGCTCGAGGTCGGATACGACCTTCTTTTATCATTATAGCTGCATTAAAGTAACTTTCTATTGATTTCTGAGTTTCTTCGAAATATTTCAATTCAATAAATTTTTCTTTTCTATTAGCCTCTTTCACTAATGAGAAAAAATCATCAAATACATTTTTATAAAGATCTCCATTATAACCAAAGGAACTAAACAAGTGTTCAGTATCTAAATAAATTGTAAGTTTACTATCCCAACTGCCTATAGAATTAATATCAGTTGAATCTGTTATATCCTTTACTCCTTGAACAATGATATAACCTTCCCTTATTTCATTTAGGTTTTCAAGAAATGCTTTTTTATTTTCATTGGCAAAAATAAACTGTGAGAAAAAACATTCTTCATGCTCTTTGGGACTTTTGAGTAAAAAATCAGCAAAACTATCTATTAATTCTGCTTTTTCATTCTGGGGAACCGGTTTCCCATTAATAGATTCATAAAATTCAAATAACAGATTGAAAACCTGTTGACATTTACTTGTCTGTCTTTCTAGTTCTTCATTAAATTTATTAACTTCAAGACTAGCTATATTAGCAACATATCCTCCGTTATTATCTTTGGAGACCTCATTACTAAGCCTTTTTTTAAGGACTGTCCTAATTACACTTTCTGGAATTTCAATTTCAAAATCATTTTTGAGTTGTGACTTTAATTGGTTTGTGTCAAATGAATAAAGATTATTCATTTGAATAGTTGATTGGACAAATTTTGCGATAACAGAAAATATGTCGAGTTTCCCATTGTCATATAAGCTCTGAAAAAGAGCTATAGAAGCAATAATGTTGTTTTTCATATTTCTCAATTGGATTTTAGTTACAAAAATATTGATTTTTGAAATAGAATCCTATTGTAATCAATAGTTTATTGTCTAATTAATCAAAAAATGAGCTTTATAGCTTTTGATGCTTTTAAAACATTCAATATAAGTATATAGCTATTCCTCGGTGTAACCTAAAATATATCAACTATGAAACTCACACTGAAACGTAAATTTCTCGGGGACAACTATACCATCGGGGATTTATTCATTGACGGTAAGTTTTTCTGTAACACAATTGAGGATACGGTAAGAGAACTTCCAGTTACTTGCCCATATACTTCCAAAGGACAATCATGCAAATACAAATGGAAAGTCTATGCGCAGACTGCCATTCCAGCCGGAACCTATAAGGTAACTATGGAGTACAGCCCGCGATTCAAACGGAAGTTACCACTCCTGCATAATGTTCCGCACTTTATTGGAATTCTTATCCATAGTGGAAACGATGAGTCAGATTCTGCCGGCTGTTTAATCGTGGGAAACAACACTATCAAGGGCAAAGTAACAAACTCACGGGTTACATCTGATAAACTGAACGCTATCCTTTCAAAAGAAACACAGATCACAATCGAAATCATAAATGGCAAGTAAGAAACTAGTCCCACCAAAGAACCTTCACATCGACTTTAAGCCTTCACCTAAACAGTATGAACTATGGAAACTACTCCAGCCTGAATGCCCTGTCTGTGGAGGTGAAATCGAACAAAAGCTGATAGGATACGATGTCAACCATAATCCTAAATATAAGCCACATTGCACAAAGTGTGGCAATTTTAATATACCACAACTTGTGTTAGGTGGGGGCGCGGCTGGAGGTGGAAAATCTTATGAAGGAAGTGTCTGGCTGATAAGTAGTTGCATCCGTTTCGAAAATATCCGTGCTGTAGTTGCTCGAAAGACATTGAAGTCTCTTAAAGAAAGTACTTGGAATACATTGAGAAGTATTCTAAAAGGGTATAAACTGCAAGAGGACGTACATTTTCGAGTCAATAACATAGAAGGTACGCTTACTTTTTGGAATGACTCAGTAATTATTATGAAAGAGATGTGCGATATACCAAGTGATCCTAACTTCGAACGATTCGGCTCATCCGAGTACACTTGTGCCTTTATTGACGAATGCTCTGAAATCTCCGAGAAAGCTGTTGAAGTCCTGTTTTCTCGTATTCGCTGGAAGACTCACGAAACATTCAAGGTTCCTAAAATGCTAATGACAACCAACCCTACAACAAACTGGGTACGAGGAAGATTTGTGCAAGACGAAAACGGTGACAAGGTAACTACGAGAGAAGGAGAATTTTACGTTCCCTTCAGTGTATTCGATAACCCAGACATCGCTTTCCGTCAAACCTACGAAGCAGCTCTAAACAAAATCAGCGATCAGGCAACAAAAGAGCGATTACTTTATGGTAACTGGGATTTTGTTGAGGCAAACGATATGGCGCTTTACAATCGGTTCGACGGAACCAAGCATTTGATTACCGGACTAAAAGAAAAGGTATATGATCCAACAAAACCTCTGATCGTAGTGTGGGACTTTAACGTCGCACCTTATATGTCCACTCTGTTGGTACAGATTGATTACGACAAGAAGAAGGTATATATTATTGAAGAGATACTGGGAAAGGCAGAGGACAAAGAGAACAACACGCCATCACTTGCCCGGAAAATAAAGAAAAAGATGTACCGTCAAAAACATATCGGAGGTTTGGATATAACAGGCGACCCTGCTGGACTTCAACGTTCCACCACCAACGAGGACGGCATTAATAACTATACGATTATAAATGAGACGTTGGGTAAAGGTATACTTCGACCAAAGATTAAGTTACTGAAGAAACAGCCACCACAGGCACCACGCTGTGAATTCGTGAACGAAGTGTTTAAAGGGTACAATGGCTGGGAAATAATGATCGACCTGCGTTGTCGGAAGCTTACTCAAGACTTAATTTATCAGCTAAAGAATGAAGACGGAACTAAAGGGAAGCCTAAAGTTACCGATAGCAAGACTGGAGTGAAGTACGAAAAGTATGGGCACTTATCCGACTGCCTTGACTATCTGCTGTGTTATTACCTTAGAGATGCATGGTATAAGTTCAAGAGTGGAGACGATAGTGGCAGTATACTTTCTACTGCAAATATTTCAGAAGGATTTAACTACTAAAACAACTAATATGTACAGACGATTTCTTAATGATTCCGATTACCTGAGTCTTCTCACTCCTGAAGCTCTTTCTCAGATAACCCGTAACGACTCCGAACGATTCATTCAAGCAGAGGAAGCGGCTGAAATGAGTATCGTGGAATATTTGAGCGAGAATTACGAAGTAGTGCGGGAATTGAATAAGGGTAAATACATCGCCCAGTATAACAGACGTATCACGTTTCCTGTCGGAGCACACATTTATATGGAAGACAAGATATATGAGGTAATACAGTCCTTATGTGGATATAAAGCCCCTTTGCTTGTTGAGTACTGGGAAGAATGCCTGGAACTCAATTTGGATTTAGAATCAATAAACAACTACTCCCAGTTTGGTACCTATTATAAAGGTAACGTAGTAAAGTACAATGAGATTTTATACACTTGCCTTCAAGATAACGGCTACAAGTTCAACAACATCCGAATCCCTCTTGTTTGTGGCTGGCTGGAAGCTCATTATTTTGATTGGGAACCGGTAGATTATAATCAGTGGGATGTAGTTAGATTTGAAGGTATTTTCTATACTTTAATGCACCATGATAACTTCGACAATAATATCACGCCGCTAAAAAGTGATAACTGGGGAGCTATAGCTGATTATGATTCCAATTATAATGAATATGAATTGAACGGGCATGAATATGTCGTTTATGAAGGAAAGGTGTTCTATCCAGAACTTGACGTTAATTCCGACGTCCCGGAAGTAGGAAAGAACTTATCACTGCATGATCCACGTAATTACAATCTGAAAAAACACATGCTTAGATTGGCCGTTTATGAACTTACCAAGTTGATTGCTCCCAATAATGTAAGCGTTGTTAGGTTACGTGACTATGAGGATTCAATGAAGTGGTTGAATGATGCGGCTAAGCTACGTCTCAATCCACAGATTCCTAGAAGGCTGGCAGAAGATAGAAAGCCTGTAATGGATTGGCAACTTGCTACTTTTCAAACGGATTATGATCCGTACAAGAATCCGTGGCTAACCTAGAGTTTATTCTTCTTTTTTATTTCCTTATAGAACATCTTTTCTTCTTTAGGGAAAAAAGCGAGAAATAGGAACCTAGCTCCTTTAGCAAGAAGGGAATAGTCTTGTATTGCTTTATTAAAATACTCTTCAAGATTAATTA